GTCAAATGTATTCATAGTTTTTTAAATTAATTATAATGCTGCAATTCTACTTTGAAAATCGGCAAAACTGGATGATGCAGCAACAATTACTTTCAAGTTTGCAAGAGGTAGTGCTGCAGCTCTTTGTGTTGTGCCATTTGTAAATATAACATTTCCTGTATTTACGATATTTTTACCACTCAAATCTACGCCTGTTGGATCACCAGAAGATGGTAATATAATTTTACCATTACCATCAAATTGCCATTTTTGTTTCAGCTGCGTTACAGATTTTTCATATCGTCCATCAGGACTTGTATAGACAATTACATTCATTGTTTCTGTATAGTCTGTATTTTCTGCAATCGTTACGGTTGTGTTGCCAGTACCAACAGTTGTACTTGTTGCTGTGTTTGCTTCGGGTATACCAACATATGTAAAATCACCCCAAGAGCTACCATTTGCGCCAAGGTATGTGCCTGATAAAGAACCATCTACAGGTAATTGATAAACAACTGCATTTGTGTTTGCGATACTTGATGACTTGTTATAACCAATACCAATAAAATAATCACCAGAAACATCCAATTGTCTGTGGCCAAATCTAATTGTTTGATTTGCATTTGCAATTTCTAGTGCCTTGGCCCAAATTAATTCACCATTTGCATCAATTTTGTATGTAATGAATGCTGCCTGATTGTTTGCATCTACTGTTGCACCATTTACATATAGATAATTGTCTTTATGTTTGATCCAATTAATTTTTGGTGTTGTGATACCAGTTATACTTTTTTCCCATAACAATTCATTATTGGATCTAAATTTATAAATGTTAGTGTTTGATGCTGCGTACCAATTATTTGATGTATCAGAAGTCAAACTTATAATTGTGTTTCCGTTTGCAGCAACATTGTTTGTCCAAAGATAAGCACCTTCTGTATCGAACTTGTGAACTTTTCCGTTTGCAGAACCAACTAAAACACCATATTCATTTGACAATGCTAAACAACAAAATGCATTTGTGGTTGCTGTTTGTGAGGTAAACTTGGTAAACAATAGTTCACCTGTATTTTCAAGACCAGTCAACAGGTTGTGTTCACCAACAAAGTATGGAAATCCTTGGTCATCAACAGTAATGTCCACAGAGCCTACGGCATCTTCAACCATGGAACTCCAAACATTTTGGCCAACAGAATTAAATTTCGTAACTAGAGTTGAAAAATTACCTGGAATATTTGTCAACAAATAAACATTGTTGTTTGCATCAATATCCAATGATTCGGCAAAACTGCCATACAAGGTATTTGCCGGTACTGAACGTGACCAGAATGTTTCACCTGTTGGATCAAATTTTATAATTGTTGATTGTGGAAAACCTGTAGATAGATTCTGTGTTGTCAATGCAACATAAATGTTATTGGCTGAATCGTATGCAACACTGTGCCCATATGTATTGGCTGCTTGAGTTGTTAATTGACCGTACAATAAACCCCAAGCTTTTTCGTTGTGCCGATCATTACCAATTTCTATTTTTGTATTACTATACATTATAGTGTCGGTAAAACTAACATCACCTAAGAAAACAGCATTTGCTTTGTTAAAGGCACCTTGTGCTGTAGCAGCATTGTTTGCTGATAGTGAGTTTGCTGTATTGGCATTATTGGAAACGTTGGTATACACCTCAGTAAAGTTGTCATTTGATTTAACAAATGCGGTTCTTAGTGTATCGCCTTTACCATCATTTGCTCTAATACCAATATTGATTGTTTGTTTAGCCATTTATTTCTCTCATTTGATGTTTATTGGTTTGCAGCCTTGTTAATTGTCAAGACTTCATTTAGTGTGTTGTCAACCTTAGCGTCAACTTTATCAACAGTCATAAAGTCGATATCTGTAGATACTCTACCAACAGCATCCACTTCAACAAATTTCAATGGGTTCAGATTGTATGTGGTGAATTTATAGTTTGCCAAAGTATTAATACCGTATATAGGTTTATCGGACACAAAGTTTCCTGTTAGTGCTTTTAATCTAAGTAGGTTGTCTGTAAATTGAACAACAATACCTGTTGCTGTTGCATCATCTGATGTATATCCTTGATACACTTTTTCACCAACTTTGTATGTACCAAAACCAGAACTTAAATTCAATCTAAATTCAACAACATCTTCTTCGGTAATTAAGTTGTATACTGAAACAAATGCACGATTGATAACACCAGTTTCGGTGGTCTTACCAAATACAAAACCTTTGACTGTAAAGTTTAGTGTCCAGATTATCATCCTGGTTTCATTCTCTCTACCACCTTCGTAAATAATTTCGTGTGATGTTGAATTTAAAATTACAGGCACTTCTTTAACAATACCCATTTCAGGAATCAAATTCAATTTGATAGTGTAGTCTGGTGTAAAGAAAGGTAATATGTGCTCAATAATTTGTGTACCGTCTTCAATGTTTCTCACATAGATGTATAGGTTAAAATCAAAATTATATGGTACAGGATTATATTGTCCAATAACTCCAGTGGCTGAATTTGTTCCTGTAAAATTTTTAATATTGGTGTTTTGTTTTCTGCTAGAATCATATGTAAGACCGGCCATTTCAAATGACATTCTTGGTAGAGTTATTTGTACCTTTTTGTCTAGTGCCGAATCCGCTTCAAGTCTCATAACATAACGTTCTTTGGTTGCATATGTAATAGGAACAATGAACCTCTCAGATTCGGTCTCATCTGTTTTGAATCTGTATAGTGTTATGTTGTCAAAAAGATTACCAAATCCAACAACCAATTTTCTGATGACACGATTATATGTTGACATTATATTTTTCCAAACGGATTAGTTTCTGTGAAATCTATAATATTATTTGCATTATCAAACAGGTATTCATTATTGTAGGCTTCATTTCTTGTACTATCTTTTAATGGATCGTATGATGATAGATAATATTGAGCATTACTTGTTGCACCAATGATTGCAACGTTATTGGAAAATTCACCGGCAACGTTTGTCACTTTCAATATATCATCAACAGTGTTCCAGTCTTGTACTATTGCAACCACAGATGCATTTGCTTGTGTGCGGTCAGTAGATTGAAATACAATTTCTCTAGGAACATATGTTCCTGTGCCAGTGCCAGTGTTCAGGTCAATTGTGTAACTTGATTGAATCATCACATCATCAATATCTTCCACACCAGTGTCGATAACTTCTTGTGAGTACTTGAATTTCTCTAGTTCCAATTCATAGAAATATGGAATCTTACGGCCTAACATAAAGAAGTCTTTGGTTTGATTAGTGAATTTAATCTCAAACAATTCACCAGTACCATTTAAGAATGGTACATAGATTAAGTCACCTTCACGGGGTCTATTGAATCTGTCTTGTGGAACTCTCTGAGAGAAAGAACGTTTTGACAATATGATATTAATATTGTTTTTAATTTCAAGCCCAAATTTTGAGAAGAATTCTTTTTCACCACCGTATTCCATTGAACTAGATAAGTAGAATTCAATTGGAAATGCAGAACTAAATTTTTTAATTGGGTCTTCACCATAAAGAATGTCTCTATCTTCCGCATTCTCAATAGGTAAATAGTATGCGTCAAAACCCATAATCTTAATTGATTCAACAATCAAGTCTTCAATTACCCTTTGCTCAGCAAGAGAGTTATAGTTATTGAAGTATACACTGGTTGCCATATTAGTTCATAAACATTTCTAGTGGTGCACCATATTTGTCACCAATTTCTGCATGAAGGGCATCAATCTCTGCTTTTGCTTCCTCATAAATCTTATCACCATTCAACATGACGCCGCCAGGTAATTGAATACCACTAAACTTTTTAAGGTTGTTACCCCATGAACGTTTGATAAGTGCTGTTGCATATTCTTTTAACCAACGGTCATTCCAGGCCTGGGTGTAAATATCAGGATCAATGGTTGCATAACACTCTGCAATTACTGTTGTACCAATTGGTGCACCACTAGAACCCCAAGCCCAATCAATGTACAATCTTTGCATATGTCTTTGGAATCTAATAGGAACCTCACCAGAAAACAATTGTTCCAACATACGTAGATGTTGCAATGTCATCGTATAGTTGATGTATGATGCGGAGGTGAAGTCATACAACTCATTTAAACGGAGTTGATATCTCAAATCGAACATATCGACTCTAGAAAGTGAATCGGAAATAGGAAATATTCTGGTTATACCAGCAATTTGTAGTACATTATTTGATGCATCTTTGGCCTGAGCTATGTTTAAGTACTTATTATTAATATCTGTTTGGTCAATTTTTTTAATATAATATACTTTTTGTAGCCCATCAAAATGGTAATCCTGCCAGTATTGAAGTGCATCATCAATACGGTCTTCTACCTGATCGTCATCAACGTTGATTTCAATTACTGGAAATCCTAGTCTACGCAGGCAATAGTCTTTGAATGCCGTTCTTGTTATGATTGTTTTTGCCATTATATCCCCCTAATAAGGATATTTATAATGTTATTGTACCAGAATCCAAGAACTGACATATCAAATAAGTTGAGCCACCACTAGTCCAAGTATAAAAAAATGCCCCGGTTGTGGTAGGTGTTATATATGTGGTTGTACCATCACTGATTAAGACTTTGATAACAACAATACCTGAGCCGCCATTGCCAATCACTCCCATGACTGAGTTTGTTGGGGTGTAATATCCGCCTCCACCACCACCACCTGTATTTGTTGTACCTGGTATTGACGGTGAAGCACCTGACGAGCCACCGTGGCCACTCATGCCGCCGCCACCTATACCACCGGGCTGAACAAAATAAGTAGTATACCCGCCACCACCTCCGCCACCTGCATAATACGTAGCTATTCCAGTGATAGAACTTTGTGCTCCTGCTCCACCAGCTTCTGCAAAGTGTGATACTGATGCGCCTACACCGGCGCTTCCTGCGCCACCACCACCACTACCGGCGGCGCCTAACGAAGTTGAGCCACCTGCATTACCTTGACCTGATGTAGGAGAACCACCTAATGTATCTACTTTGCCGGCGCCACCACCTGAACCACCTGGTGATCCTGTACCAGTAGCCTTATTGCCTCCTCTGCCGCCACCTATAGCAATCAGTGTAGAAAATCCAGTACCAGAAACACTAGAGTTAGAACCATTAGAAGAGGATCCGCCAGCACCGATTGTTACTGTGATTGTTGCACTTGAGGTTGCGCCAGTTACTGTGCCAGTCAATAATCCACCGGCGCCACCACCACCAGTTGAGCCGAGAGTTGGTGTAGATACTCCACCACTGCCGCCGCCGGCTACAACTAGATATTCGAATGATGTTTGATGAGTTGTAGGTGCATCAGTTGTACCAGAAGTAACTGTAACTTGTACATTTTTTCTGGTGGCTGTGCTGGTGGATGCTTTTTTAATTGACATTAATAAATCTCTGAACCAAATATGGTGAAGTTCACACCACTTGTGTTAGCAAAAACCGAAACTATATCTGTATTGGCTAGTGTCATACCTAATGTGAGTGCAATAGCATCTGATGCACCAACTAAAGTGTCGTATAAAACATAGTGTGTATTTGCTAATGTTGCTCCAGCTGGTCTGCAAGCAACCCTAACAGTTACAGGAGCAGTATTTAAATTGCAAATATTCAATGTAGATACTACAGTAGAATTTGAAGCTGGTACGGTGTATAATGTGCTTAGTGTTGCTGCGGTAGGATTTACTTGTCCTAAAATTTTATAGACGGTTGGCATTTGTAGTCCTTACATACCTGATAATAGAAATGAATTAAATGTAACAGTTGATGTTACTGTATTGGCTGCAGCAAAGGCCGCATTAGCTTGATTGAACGATGTGTTTGCTTGACCAAAAGCACCATTAGCAAAGCTGGATCCTGAATTTGCTGTTACAAAAGCACCATTAGCAAAGCTGGCTGCCGAATTTGCTGCAGCAAAAGCTCCATTGGCAAAGCTGGATCCTGAATTTGCTGCAGCAAAAGCTCCATTGGCAAAGCTGGATCCTGAATTTGCTGTTACAAAAGCACCATTAGCAAAGCTGGCTGCCGAATTGGCTGCCACAAAAGCACCATTAGCAGTAGTAAATGCACCATTAGCTTGAGTATATGCCGAACCAACCAACGATGAATAATCATACGTTGTGTCTATATTC